CCGCTGCGGTGAGTTCTGTGCTGGCGTTCTTGACGATGCCGTTCAAGGGTGTGCAGGCGAACAGCCTGAAGGTGGGCAAATGAACTTCCAGAACTATCGACTAGAACCTAATCCTAACAGCCCCGGCGATTGGATTGTCTTTGGTGATATCTACGATAACGAGGGCAACCTACTTGGCACGTTTGGGCCTGATGGGACGAGCGTGTTCGGTTGGTGGGTGTTGCAGGATGCAACTTTTCAACAGAACTACAGCACTCAGTTTTCGTTGATTATGGCTCAAGAAATCGTGAATGGGACAGCTGAATAATGGCGATTTATTATGTGCGCCTAGATGGCAATGACTCCAATACTGGTACTGGTTCAGGTACTGGTCAGGCGTGGCAAACACTACAAAAAGCACTAGGGGCTACAAGTGGTCTCGTCGGTGGTGACATTGTCTACGTTGCACCGGGGCGATACGCCGAGCTTGTTACTGTTGCCATAACATCACCATCCTCACAGGTGCGTATAGTCGGTGATCCAAACGTAACACAGTTTAGTGGTTTATCTGCTGGTGTAGTACGACATACGAATATGAATGCTGCTGGCACAAATATTGGAACAGTATTATTAAGTGCTACTTCTAAGAATAATCTTTCATTTGAAAACATTTATTTTGAGCAAAATAACAATAGTGGTTCTGCCAGTGACAGAATCACTTTTACAACTTCTCAAGGTTTGCAATTCAAAAAGTGTGTTTTTGATGACATATCAACAGACACTAATCATAGAATGTTATTTTGTTCTTCTCCTACAAGTACTGCATTTAACGGAATAATTGATTCTTGTATTTTTACTGGAGGTGCAAGGCAGCTTTACATTATTGGGCAAAATGTTGCGGATACAACAGTAGTCAAAAATTGCATATTTTCTGGAGCAGTTCAGGTGGCATTTGCTGGTGGCAATTTGCAGTTTGCTCTGTATAACTGTTCATTTTTTGATTCTAGTGTTAGCCCTACTACTGCGGATCCAGCAGGTTCGTTAGCTCAAACAATAAAAAACTGTTTGTTCTATCGAGTTTCATCGCCTTATTGGTCAACAAATAATGGAGTAAGTTATACATATAACCGTTCTATTGCATCTGGTGGGCCCATTAATGTTACAGTCGGTGCCACCAACTCTTCTGTTGGTTCGCACGGCATCGAAGTAGGTTACAACCTGCTACATAACATACAATCAATTTGGCGTTCAGGTACTACCTTGAACAGTCTAAACACATCATTTGGTAATGCAACGGATGCACCTACAACCGACCTATTTGACGTTGCGTGGTCTGGTTCATCTCCGGATGCTGGAGCAATTACATACCGTAACTTGCAAACAATCACGCCTATCTATCAACCAACTGAGCGCAACGCATCCGCCATCACAATCGCTCCCGGATCAACATCACAAAGCATCGAACTCTACCTCGGTGCTACAGGGCTAACAGCCTCCACAAGCGGCCTATCAGCCCGATACAACCGCTCACGCACTGCAAGCGTAGCGATTACTTTGGTAGCCCGCACAATCGCTCAAGCGTGGACATCTGGCGGCTTTGCTGAGGTAGACGCTACTAATATGCCGGGAGTCTACAGATTGGACTTGCCGGATGCTGCCGTGGCTGCTGGTGCTGACGATGTTACGGTAGTTGTCCGTGGTGCTGCTGGTACTAACGGAGCGGTAATGACGGTCAAACTGAGCAGTGGTGGCTTGACGGCAGCGCAGACAGCCGCAGCGGTATGGGATGAGCCGTACACCTCGCACACAACAGCAAGCACGTTTGGAGCACGAACACTAAAGACGGTAGCAGATAACAGACTTGTAAACGTTGGGACTGCAAACCATATTGAGTCAAACGTCCACGCGATTGTGGACAGTACAGCAGCTGCGTCGGAACTCTCTGGCGCTCTACTTCACAACGGCACCGACTACATCAGCGCGGAGCTGTTGACGCCAGTGTCAGCTGCGACCAGCGTTCACATCGGCCCTTATCAACTGCTGGCTGATGGCTTAGGCGCTGATCAGCCGCTCGATGTGAATGTGGGCACAGCCACGAGCATCGATGTCCAGGTCACTGACGCGAATGGCACAGGCATCGACATCACTTCCGCGACCGTCACGGCGAAGGTCTACAGCTCGACGGGTACACTCGTGGCGTCGTATGCTGGCACTGCGACCTATGCGGACAATGGTCGGTTATCATTCGGTCTCACGACTACGGTCACGAACACGGCTGGCACGTACACTGTGACTGTGACCAGGACAACAGGCGCGACCGACACGCAGATCTTTGGACCGTTACGACTTTATGTGAGGCCAGTATGAGTGTAAACATTTTACAGATCACCGAAGATCCGGAACAGGTCACGCAGATCGCGGCCTGGACCGGAGACTGGCACACGTACGTGGTGCGCCTGGTCGATGACAACGGGTCTCCGATTGACATCACGACAGGCACTCTCGCGGCGACATACACGAATGCCTCCACAGGCGTTGCTTATTCGTTCGTGACAGGAACAGCCACGCTAACGAAGTCTCTCTCCTCACAGGGTATTGTGACGATCCTGAACCCCGCTGCCTATCCAACAGCAGCTGTGATTCGCTTGACTTTGTCCTTCACTGTCTCGACTACCGTGCGCCGCTTCGGTCCACTGCTCATCGAGGTCCTGGCACCGTGACCGTCAAGGTCGACCTATCAGGCTTTGACGACGCGGAGAAGCGTTTTCGCATGCTATCTGTTTTTTTGCAGAAGGCGGTGAGTGCTGCTTTTACTGGCATGATCGCACTGATGACTGGCCCTAAGTCAGGACGAAGATACAAAGTCGGCAGAACGATTTATCAAGCATCTGCGCCAGGAGAAGCACCAGCTGTTCGCACGACATTCCTTCGGACACACATCACTATCGGCAAAGTAAACGACTACGAGTACATCATCAGTATCGCGGCGCCTTATGGCAAGATACTCGAGTTCCAGAAGAATAGACCGTTTGCGATACCAGCATCCACGAAGGCATGGAATGTTTTCACAGGCGTGGTGAGGAAGTACTTCAATGGTTGAATCCTTAGTCGTGGATGAGTGGATCTATGACACGCTCACAGCTGATGCAACGCTTCAGGGATTGCTGGCCGTCGATAACAGGTCGCCATCGTATCAGCAAGGTATCTATTTGTACTTGGCTCCTGAAAAGGATCCGATCAGCCTCCGACAGCCACAGGTCCCATACATCGTCGTGCGTCACACTGACGCTGGCCAGGCTGACACGACGTCGATGTGTGGTGGCCGCATAGTGACCACATCAAGCCATCAGGTGTGGTGCTGGGACACGCAGTCTGGTGCTGTCTCGATGGCACGTATCAAGGGCATTGTGGACCGCATCGACACGCTTCTAAATAAGCAGACAGTGTCAAGCACCACGCCGCCATTCTTCTTAAATCGTTCGAGCGTAAGCTCATCAATAGACGTGAGCCAGGATGGCCGCGTCGACAATGGCATCAGCCAGTTGTATGTCGCCACAATAAGTCCATAGAGGTATCCACATGTCCCGTCCATTACTCGCCAAAGATGTAACTTTGACCGTCACTTTCACAGCTGCTGCTTTGACTGGTGACACAATCGCACTGCCATCCACGACAGCACTCTCTGTCGTCTGTCTCGCTAAGAGCTTCTCATCGACTATCACGCAGAACCTGGTCAATGCCACGGCATTGTGCGCGGTATATGAGGCATCACTGTCTACGACACAGGCTGGCTCAATCAGTATCGAACTGTATGTCGACAGTGCACTTGGACCAATCTTCGCATCGAAACTCGGGTACGGGTGTGAAATCGATGTAGACTTGGATGGATCTGGATCCGTGGCTGGTGCTGTCATCAAGTATTTCGGCATGGTCACTGAGGCCGGTTTATCTTTGACACCTGAAGAAACACAGACTGAGACCGCGACAATCAAGCTCGGAGTCAGCGGAATCACTGGTCTATACGGAGCATAACTTTGAGTTCAATCTTTGATGACATTCCTAAACTAGAAGGTAGACCGAACTATTCGGTCGACATCGAGCGCTTCATCGGAGCGCCAGGTTCATTCGTTTTCCGTGAACCGAAGGCATCCGACCTGTTCCCTCGACCTGAAGTCCAGAAACAACTAAAGATTGCATACCCTGAGTTTCCGGACCAGATGCTTCAGATCTTGATGATTATGGCAAGGTGCTATGTCATTCAGGCTGGTGACGGTGAAATCAATCCCGGACGCCGCTTCGCGCAGCTGGCTCGTGACAGATCCGACATCTACCTCTATGTTGTCGCGGAGTTCGCGAAGGCTTTCCCAATTGACTTTGCAGCGGCGGTAGACGAAGTCCCAAACGATTAAGCGGGGTGGCGCAATCGATTCTGTACACAAGTGTGCGGCATCTAAAGCGTCATCCCCGTGAGACCGATTTAAGCCTGGATGAGCTCGCCGAAGTCGCATGGGCTGCTGAGGTCTGGGACAATCAGCTTGTGGAGATCGTCAAGGCCGTCATGTCGGTCATAGCAAAAAGGACATTCTAATGGCGCTCGGCATTTTCGACATAATCTTCAAGGTCTCTGGCGCAAATGACGCAGTCGGGTCGCTGAAGGCCATCAAGACTGAAGCAAAGTCGACAGCTGATTCCTTAGATCATACAAAAGCGTCGGCTCAAAGCTTTGGCGACTCGCTGTCGAAACTTGCCGGTCTTGGCGCGGCACTCGGTGCCATGGGTGGCCTGATCGCCTTCGGTAAGTCTGCACTCGCTGCAAGCGGAGACGCTCAGGAACTGGCGGTACGACTCGAAGTCGTAACCGGATCCGCAGCCGAAGCGGCGAAGGTTATGGCTAAAGTGCGTGAGGTTGCCGGTCCTTCACCGTTCACCACAAAGCAACTGGCAAACGCCGCTGTCGGTTTGCAGGCGATGGGCATCAGCGCGACGAAGGCACTCCCAAAACTTGCTGATCTCGGCGCCGCATTCGGTGCTGACGAGGAACACCTCAAATCCCTGGTCAACATGATGGGCAAGCTAAACCAAGGCATCATGCCAGACAGCGAAACTCTTAGCATGTTCGGACTGGGCAAAAAGGATTTTGCAGGTGAGGGCATCACGTTCGATAAAAACGGAACCCTGCTTTCGAGTGCGAGCCAAACGCTCGACGCCTTGTTCCGCATCATCGACAAAAAGTACGGCGGCATGACCGAGCGAATGGCCAAGAATACCAACTCGCAACTTGCAACCATTGTTGACTCTTTTGAGAAAATGAACGAAAAGATTGGCAATATCTTTGGTGCAGGATTATCCCTTGTGACTCCACATATCATTAAGGGCCTCGAAGAAATTACAAAGTTCTTTGATTCTGTTACGCAAAGAGGTTCCGCTGCTCAATACATCCTTATGGGTCTCGCAGCTTCAATGGCTGCTATCACAGCGATAAAGGTTGTCGATGGCATCATCATGTTGACCAAGGTCATGAAGGGTCTCGCAAACTCACTCAAGGCAATCGCGGCAGGTGAGGCATTTATCCAGGCGCTCTCCGGTCCCGCTGGTATTGCAAAGGTCGTTGCTGGCACTGTGGCCGCTGGTGCTGCTATTTATGGCATGAGTCGCATCTACGACGAGATGGAGAAAAGCGCAGAGAAGACTGGTGGAGCAGGTCCTGCACTTACACCACCGACCACGACAGACATCGGCAAAGCAGCAGGAGAAGCTGCGAAGGCTGGTAAAAGCACCGAAGGCAAGGGTGGAGGCCTGATCAATACCATGGTCGACATCGCGGCATATGCGGCCAGGATGCAGGCGGCATTTGTCGACATGGCAAAGTCGATGGAAGGACACCTGTTCGAGATCGCGAAGAACACTGGCTCTACTCGAGATCTGCTTGATCTTAGGAAACAGACATTCGGTGGTGGGCGCCTGGGTGCGATCGGTGTGACAGCTGCGGAACTCAACGCAGGGAACAACCCGACGAATCAAGGTGGCGTCGGAATCATCCCGCAGACACTAATCCCTGCTTCGACAGACCTCGAGCGCGCAATGCGTAAGATGATGATCCAGCAAGGGCGCCAGAACCTCGTGACTGAAATGAGAAGAATCTAGATGGCAACAAACTGGCCGATCAAGGTCGAGGTCGATTGTCCTGAGCCACGTCCTGGCTTAGGGCGCGTGTGTGTCGGTGCCGACGGAACTTCATGGGACCGCGCCAACAGCACGGGCTGGTTTGACTCCGTAACAAACACCGCCATGCCAGCACCTCTCCCTGTCACCGAAGCATGGTCAAGCACTTACAGCGGACTCTATGCAAGAGTGCCACGAAGCGCCTACACGCTCGTGACGGGGTCTGTCTGGAAGCAGATGGAGATCAATGCGGCGGGTGATTATTACCTGACAGCGACGACGCTCGGCACTGCTAATGCAGAGTATGTCAAAACGACTGCGTCGTATGTCGCAAATCAAGGATGGTATATCAGCGCGTATGTGCCGACCTGGGTCGACAAATCAGCATTGCCATTTCTGCGCGTTGTGTGGGGCTACGGATCCGCATCGACAGTCGAGATGGTTTTTCGTGGCGATGGAAGCTGCATCGTTTACAAAGATGGAATCCAGAAGGGTGTCTATGACCAAAGCGACACGAACAAGAATCCTGGTCGAGCTGTAACCACAGCGAGTGCTGTCGGTCAGCGTCAGGTCAGCCTGATGATCATCCCACTTAAGCGTCGTGAAGTG